GCCCTCACCATCTCATACCCTGATGAGCAGCACGCCCAGCCCCCCACCATCTCATGCCCTCACCATCTCATGCCCTGATGAGCAGCACGCCCAGCCCTCACCGGTGCACCCTCACGCCCTCACCATCTCATGCCCTGATGAGCAGCACGCCCCAGCCCTCACCGGTGCACCCTCACGCCCTCACGCCCTCATGCCCTGATGAGCAGCACGCCCAGCCCTCACCCGGTGCACCCCCGGCGGCATATCTGGACCCCCGCCCAGGGATCGGAGGCGGCCAGGCCGCCATAGTGTGGCGGCGCTGTCCGCTGAGAATGTCGGCTTTTTCGGCTCGTTTTCAAGTCAAAATCGTCTTATTTTCAGTTACTTACAGACATAAAAAGGTTGCGCGTTCACACGACTTTGAGTTGTATGAACGCGCATTTCAGCAAAAAAATTACAAAAGGAGTGGTGAAAAAGAATAATCCAGTTCCGAAAAAGACCATCTTACACTGATGCAAACGGCTGTCAACGTGGCTAAATTCTTAGTCCAAAACCATGAATTTTGTACCGCAATGCGGACAGATGAGCACGTCGGTCTTCATCGTCTTGCCAACAGGCAGCGACGCGGATTCACCATCCGATGGCGATTCTTCATCATTTGATGATTTCATGTGTTCATCATTTGATGATTTCATGTTTTCATCAGTTGATGAATTGATGAATGACGGAATGGGCACATACAGGTGGAGATAGGGGTCGTCGGTATGGGATATTTCATTACCATCATCGTCAACGGCATAGAAAAACTCACGGACATCAATGCCGATGGCGGTAGCGACCTCAATGAGCTTCGTCATCGTGGGGTTGTTGGAAGAGAGCATCTGTGAAACGCTCGACGGTGAAATGCCGAGAATATCACTCAAACGTTTATTGGAAATGCCTTTCTCGTTGAGTGTACGGCGCATATTTAAGACAAACTTCATAGTGTTTAGCTTTATTTTATGTTTTCTGCGGCAAAGTTAAGGTTTTTCTTATTATTCTCCAAATATTTTTCGTTAAATCTTCGCTTTTTCTTGAAAATCATCTTTTGTCCCCTACTTTTCCTCATCATCGCCTATCTTTGCGGTGTTACTAAATGTTTCACCCTTAAAACTATTTACTTATGGCAACAATCATCAATTCCCAACTGACGACAGGCTTCATGTCTGGGCTCACCAACTCTGCCCATGACGAGTTTGTCAATGCCGTGTACAACTATCTCACGGCCACGGACTCCCCTGCTGCCGCATTGCCGGAGAGCGAGCCTTACTCCAAAGCACTGGGGGATTTTAAGGCTACCAAAGAGAGCGAGCACAAAGCCTTTATGCTCACCAAAAAGGACTATGCGTCCGAGGACATGAAAAAGGCGAGCAGAGTAGTGTCATCGCTAATGACCTCGTTGCGCTATGCGTTGAAAGGGTTCTCTACCATGCCAAAGAATGACGCTAACAAACGCAAAGCGCAAGAGCTCTACCAAACCATCGTCACGGTAAAATATAAAGGTGGCGATTCCTACAAGCAAAAAAATGCTAAGGTAGCTGGCGTGCTCTCTGAACTTGCTAAGGATAAAGAATCCTTGAAAACCTTCGGCATGGACGTGATCACCACACAACTCGAAACGGCCAACAACGACCTCTCCACTTGTATCAGTCGTCGTAGAACGTGGAAGACGAATTATCGGGCGTCGGAGAAGATGGGAGAGGCACGCAAGAAGACCCAGGCTGCTTTGCAGGCTCTCTTTGACGTTATCGTCAGCCGCTCCACTATCGAGCCACAGATAGAGCTCACTACGATCGTCAACTGGCTGGAATCTTCCATTGCTGACATGAGAAAGACACAGAAGCAAAAGGAAGATGGTAACGCCAAAACGAACAACGCGACATCCGGCACAGGAAAGCCTGTCACAAAGACCGAGAGTGGCGACGACAAAAAGGGAACCTCTGACACAAGCAAGACGGCTTCGCAAGAGGACAATTCTGACGAGAAAAATGGTAGCGGAACAAAAACCGTTGAATCTGCTGCCACTACAGACGAAAGTGGTACAAAATCCAATGAAAATTCACCCACTACAGACTGTAGTGGTACAAAATCCAATGAAAATTGACCCACTACAGACGGTAGTGGTACAAAATTCAATGAAAATTGACCCACTACAAAAAAATCAGAGAATTTTCAACGAAAATTGACCCACTACAAAAAAATCAGAGAATTTTCAACGAAAATTGACCCACTACAAAAAAGTCAGAGGATTTTCAACGAAAATTGACCCACTACAAAACATCACGGCGGCAGGTGCATCACGCATTTGCCGCCGCTTGCTTTCTTTGTGCAATAAATTGAAACCTTTACTTATCTAATGTAATTCCTAAACGTTATCCTTAAATCAATCTTCTACCTCAAAAAAAACTAACACTCATCGAACGTGATTAATCAATCCTAAAATCAAAAAAGAGTTCTTTTATCATATAAAAAAATATAGTTCCTTAGAAAATCCTGCACGTCTCTCGACGGACAGGAAAAGTATATGAGATTAATTCTTCGAAAGTGTTATAAACTGCTTTGCACTCAAAGTAGTCTCAAATTGATACAAAAACATTATTAAGCGATAACTATGTTTCCTATCTCCTTGACTAATCCACAATTTTGTTGTAAATCAAAAACATCTATTCATGTAAAAAACTTCTTTTGTAAGAAATCATAAAAAACTAACTCAAACTTCTATTAAATCTAAATCATCATGAAATACTACTAATCTTTTATATTTTCCTTGCCATCGCTCTTCGCCTCCGGCACCAGATATTTCTCTTTGTTGATGCAGCGCGAAATGGGCACGTTCTGATCGATTTTCAATCCGAGCAAGTGCCATTCGCCATAACGCACCACACCGGGGTTGGAAGCCCACGAACACTTCTCTATCTGCAATCCCTGCAAGGCGAGCTGTGTCGGCTTGTCATAGATACGTCCCGTGACGGGATTCTTGCCGGTGCGTTTCAGCTCAGTGAGGTAAGCGAGGAGATCCTGCGCAAAGCCATCCATGAGCTGCTGCTGGTCGATGCCGAGGTCTTCGTCACTCTTGGCGTTCTTAGCAAGACTGCGCTGCGTGGCACGCGACATGAAGTAGACGATGTGCTGATAGTTCACCACATGATTCTGCACCTCTGCGTCGATGATGATGCTGTAGGCCATACACGGCGTCTTGGCCGTGTTCTGCGCCCGCATAAAGGCATTGTCCATGTTGATGGCCTTGATGAGATAGAAGGCCCGTTGCTTACTGCCCTTATCGGGGTTGTGGGAGATGGGCTTGTAAAGCTCTGCCCACTCTTCGAGTATCTCTGCGAATGTCATATCAGTAATCTGCTTGCAAAGTTAAACATAATATTTGAAATATTCGTCTTTTCTTGAAGATTTTTTTTCTAAATCACGAAAAATTCCACTTGCACCTCTCCGATACCGTCGGCCACGGTGACGCTGTAGGACAGTTTGTTGATCCATCCCGTCATGCCGTTGATGCGGTAACGGCGCGTCCAGTGGTTGGGTACATCGGCAATCTGAGCCGAACTGCAACGAAGCGTGACGATATACTTGCGACACTTCAAATAGAAGTTGGCCAGCTCTGACATGAAGGTGTCGAAGAGTCCGCGCGAGAGGATTTTCTTCGTCACATTGCCCTTGCTGTCTACCTCGTCGGGGTTGCAGATGGGTTTGGTGGACCATGACGGCTGCTTCCAGGAACGGATCTTCAACGAGAAACGCTCGCCGTCGCCGATACCCTCCTTGACACCATTGTAGTCATACTCACTGCCGAAGAGGTCGAGACTGTCAGCGGAGAGCGCATACTGACCGGAGACAGTGCGCCACTTCGAGTTGCCGAAACCGTCATAGTCGAAGTCATACTGCTGCGTGGTGGAGTCAGTACCGCCACCCCGCATGATGGCAATGCTCAGTCCCCAGTCAATCTTCTGCAAGGGGGAATTGCCATTGTCGTCACCATTCTGAGGGTTGTAGTTTTCCATCAGTGAGTCGAGCACCTCGTCAAAGGTGATCTTTGCCACCGTCGACGACATCGCCTGCGAGATGCGCTGCTCCAGAAACTCATGCTCCATCTTCTCGTTGGTATAGGCTACCATGAGCGGCTGGGCACTCGACGACAGACGTACGGAATAGCCGTTTGACGACACGCTGCCCTCGGCGGTGCCCACCTCCTGACGGTAGTTGACATCGTTGAACTCCACCGGTACGAAGTCGGATGAGAACTCCTTCACATAGTCCTCGTTGATGGTGGAACAGTCGCCAATCTCCACACCTTTCCACTGGCCTACCTCGAAGAGCGACGGCTTGTAGTCGGCCACCGACTCCGCTGAGGAGTTGATCTTGATACGGTAGGCATTACCCGTCTGTTTGTCGATATAAGTACAGCGGTTGCCGTTGGCATCGGTCTGCAACGGCTTGCGCATGATGTCCTTATAGGTGAGGTTGGTAACGGTAGACGCCTGCGGATAGTCGATATAGTCATACGACGTATCGTAGTCTTTCTTGCCGGTACGCACGTTGTCCTGCTGTTCCTTGGACGTACTCTCCTTGCTGTAGCACATGCGCACGCCCGTAATCTTCTCGGCTACCTTGTGCATGGAGATGACCTCACCGGGGAAGTCTATCGGCGCTTCTGTGTTGCGGAACACGTCACGGATGAAATAAGCCCGCACATGCTTCTTCTCATAGTCATACTCGAAGCGGATGCCGAAGGAGTTTTGCAGCGCGTCGAGGACGGTCTGCACGCTCTCATCAGGGAAGTTCTCTGACGTGGCATACATGCGCATGATATTGGCCTGTACGCTGTAGGTAGGCTTGGAGTGCTTGGCTACGATACTCGTCACGCCATCATTGCCGACAACGGCGGTCTTCGTCACGCCGTTCTCGGTATATTCGATTTTGTCTATCGACATATCGCCCTCGTCCTTGAACTCGAAATGGGCACCACAACCACGGCTGTTGAGCCAGTTGTTGATGTCATCAATATTGTCGAAGTCGGGCGATGTGCGGTAGGCATACTTGCGTTCCTCGGTGTATTTACAATGGGTGGTGAAGAAGCACAGATGCTTCATATCCTCGACTTTCAACAACTCACTGTTGTCGAACGACACACCGAGATAGTTGAAAAGGCAGTCGAGGAAGTAGAGCACGTAGAAACAGATGCCGGACTGCGGACGGTTGGCATCAAGCACCCAGTAAGGGAAATGAAGCTCAGGACCGGAGGTAATCTCCTTCTCATCGACCTTCGTTCCCGTCTCCTTGCCATCGTTCTGCAAACCGTAGTGGGTGTAACAGATGCGGGCGTTGCAATACTTCGCCTTGGGGTAGGGGTCGCTGACATTGATGTAGCTTGTCTTCACCTTCGGCACCACGCGCTTATGGCCGTTGGCATAGCTCAGCGTCTCTTTCAGTACGGCTACATCCTTGGTGCCCGTCGTCTCACATTCGGCAGGGTAGGAGAAGCCGAGGGCCTGCGGGGAATATTCCACGTTGCTGGTCTCATTATTCGTACCGCTCTCCTCATGGTCCGGCTTCTTACCGTCAAAGGTGATCTTCACATGGTAGTCGTATGTCGCTTTGGCGGTTACGGCACCAATCTTCTCACCAATGAGAATCTTGTCTTTCAACGGTACTTTCTGACAATCCAGGTCGCCTATTAAATCATCGATGCTATGCTCACTGGCACTGATGTTCATCGTCAGCGCACCATCAATCTCCTCATCCTCGGCGGTGACGAGTGTACCGCTGCGGAAAGGCTGGTTGTCGACGAGGATGCGCATCTTACGGTGCTCCAGCGATACCGGACGGTCCACATTGAGCGGGTCGTCGATATTGCCCAAGAGGAAGCGGTTGCCTTCCAAGGGCATCCGGCAGGGATAAGAGAACATCTCGTTGTCGTTGAACAACGGGTTCTGGTCGTCGATGTCGAGACTGAAATCAGCGGGCAATACGAGCGGTCGCTGCTTACCCGTCCCGTCATCGGCGGTAATGGCTATATGACTATTCATTGTAGTTGGAATAAATAGGAAAGATTATTTCTCACGCGGACGAAGCTGTAAGGTCGCCTTATCGTAAAGCATGACACGGCGCTTGGTGAAGCTATCCACAAGAGAATCGTTGTAGGCTAAGATTTGCAGATGGCCATGGTCGTGAACGACACCTCCGTCGATGCTCACCACCGTAGAGTCGTGGCAGGTGATGTCACCATGGCCGCTGACCTGAGCACGCCCCCATGCCTCGATAGATCCTTTTTCGATGGCGGCAACAGCATGATCCGTTACCGTCACACAAGCATCATCGGCAGAGACGGTGACGTGACAACTGTCGCCTATCGTCACCTTCTGGTTGCCGATGACGTAAACATGATGGTTGCCATTAATCTGCAAAACTTCATCTTCCATCCCTGCGGATGCGTCACCAATCAGCACCATGCAACGGTGGTCCTGCTGTGGGTCCTCGTTATAGTATAGGTCACTGGCATTAATCTCGGCCTTATACGTATCATAGAGCCTCGCAAAGGCATCCTTCACCTGCAACGGCACCTCGTGAATGACACCGGAGAGGAACGTGCGCCATGCCTGCACAAGGGCAGGAATGGTCTTTGCCTCCTTAAAAGCCTTCTGTGATGCCTCGCAGTTGTCACTCTCGGCCAAAATATCTATACACAACTTCTGAAAAACTTGAAACTGCTTGTCCATATCTTTTTCCTTTCTTTGTTTATTCTGTTCCGTTATAAGGCGTGGCTCCCGTTCTGTGCCTCGCCTTTTTTAAGGCGAGGTCCCGCTTAGATGGCCAGCGTCGGCGAACCGTTGATGTCAAGCCTTACGGAGAAGCTGACGCTCATCAGATTGCTCCCCGTGCGGTCAATGCCGTTCACCTCCTCGTCGGGAAGGATATGGCAGCCTATCCAGTGCCCGCCGATATTGACCCATGCCTGCTTGGTCATTAAGAACTCGTGAAGATACCATTGCAGCCATGCCGCGTCGAGGGGACCGGATGACAGTGCCCATGTCTCGTAGTCATTGCTCTTGCGCACGATGCTGCGTGAGAACTTGCCGAAGGTCTCCGGCACCGAGCGGAGCGTGTCTTCCTCCGTGACATTCATCTTTGTCGAGCGAAGACTCCTCACGCTGATGCTCTCCAGGACACCCAAGCCGTTGACGAAACGGAACTGATAGCGGTCGGGGGTGGCGGCAACGGCATAGAAACTGCGGCCGCCAAGGACCTGCGCCCCCTCCTGCGTGACGTTGTAGACCTTGCTGGAAGGTGTCGTCGTGACATTGCCGGACGAAACCGCGCTGATAGTGGTCGGCACAACAACGGTCTCGCCCACGGCCACCACTTCGGCCATCGTCGAGGGCTTGCGTGTAAAGACGCTGGCCTGCTTGCCGGAAGGCGAAAGCAGACGCTCCAAGTCGCTGTAGGCTCCCATCAGGCAGTATTGCTTTTTACTGACCTCCACGACACCTACGTTGTCATGCACCTCGCCATTCTGCATATATTCATCACAGGCACTGAGCGTGTAGCCCACGCGCGGATAGCTGGCAGGAGGCTCAGCACTGTACTCATATTTATCGGCAACGGCACGCAACGCGCTGCTGATGTCTATCTCGACGGTCTCGGCACTCTCAACGGGCGAGGATAACGTCAGCGAAAGACTGCTGCTGCCATCATCAAGAAAACCGTTGACCGTGAGCTTGACACGATGGAAAGCACACGCACCCGACACCGTGGCCGCCGTCACCTGATAGGTGATAGGTGAGCCGATGAGGGGAGAGCCGGAAAGTAAGGTTAAATTTGATGCCATAGTTGTCTTTGGTTACTGATTGCTATTTCCTGCGTTGGCCTGCGTGCTGTCTGCACTCTGAGCGACGATACCAGTCTTGCTGCGGTCGAGGGTCGTCATCACCTCACGCTGCACCTGCCAAACGAGGTTCTCGTCCCAGCCATTGAAGCGGGAGATGACTTCCAAAGGTTTCAGCATGATATTGATCTGAGGGGATTTGAGAATCAGGCGCAACAGAAAACGCTCACGGATGTCGGTACCACTATTGCCGCCAACGAGCGACATAGGTGTGGAGCCCATCAGTCTTGCATCGAGCCCCATGGCCATGAAGACAACAGAAGAGATCTCGGCCGTCTCTTTTTCATTGGCGGCGGCGGCAGAACTGTTGTTGTTGGCAACTTCAAGAATCTCAAAGCTATGGTGTTCCTTGCCGTCCTGTCCCGTGAAAGTAAAGGCCAGCAACGACTGACCGGCATTGTCACGGTTGGCAAGCCATTCGTTGATTTGCGTGTATATCTTATCTCTCAGCTCAGCCTGCTTCTTCGGGTTATTCTGCGCCTTGTTAGCAATGAACACCTGCTGCATATACTCATTGTTGATGTAGATGATGCGTCCGATGATATTGCTGTTGCGCTTGCGGGTCAGGCGGTCACTGATGATGGTAGAAAGATACTCATAGATGTCACCGCCGAAAATGCTGTACCATGCCGGGGTGGGGTAGTAGGGACGGCCTGCCGACGGATATTTGCAGGGAAGTACAAAGTGTGTGGGACGCTCGGCGACGCTGACGTTATGTTCCCTGGCGTCGCGGACATCGCTCTCCAGCGTCTGCAAGGGATTGTCGGTGCTCAGCGCGCGGATGGCGTGGATGTCGTCGTCGGGCACTGCGCTCTGATCAATGAAGGGATGGTCGAGCCAGCGGTTGCTGCAATAAACGTAGTTCACGTTGCCCAAGTCGTCCATACGTTCCAGGCGGGTGGTGTGGCAGGAACGGTGACGGATGCCGACAACCTTCGGCTGCCAGCGTTTCGTCTCTTTCACCACATTGCCGTCCTTATCCGTGGCGAGCTGGTTCAAAAGAATCTCAGGGAAGGACATACCGAAGAGCTCTGTATCGAGAACCATCGACAGCCATGTCTGAGGAATGTTGTTGCGGTCAAGGAATTTCTGTACTTCCGGTGCCGTCTGTTCCCAACGTTCCAGTCCGGCTTTAAGCTTTTTGATGAGCGCTTCATATTGCGCGATCATGTCATCATAGAGCGACGTAATCTTCTGCTCGTATGGGTCATCATTCAAGGCTGTCTGCGCCAGGTCGTCAACGATATTCTGCTCGTCACCATCATCAGCGGGATCCTCGTCCTGCTGTGTACCGAAGACCTCACCACGGATGCGGTAAAGGTTCAGCAACTCACGCTGAGCGTCGAGAATACGACCACGCAACCACTGACCGGCATCCTTGTAACGAATATACTTCTGTGTGATAGCACCACCGACATACTGCGTGCAGTCATACATCGGTTGTGGACCTAACCCGGCACACAAGTCGCTGTTGAACTTCACGCCTGACGCCGTGTAGGGCAACAGATGGGTCAGCAAAGCGACGACATTCGGCAATACATTACCATATCCCCATTCTATCCAACCCAAGCCGGGCGTACCGATGTTGTCGGTGCCCCAACGCTGTTCAGAACCGGAAGAGAAATACAGCGTGGGGATGCTCCCGCGCTTGCGGATGCGCATTCCGTTGGCGGTATTCTGCGCACCACCGCCACCACTGCCGATACGTATCTGGGAAGCGATGAAGTCATCCCACGTGCGTGCCGCCATGTGCTCCGGACGGAAGTTCATGTCGCCCGGCATCAGCATCGAATAACCCTGCTGATGCAACTCCATACTCTTCTGCAAGAAATCTTCCGCCTTGATACGTTGCGTATTAGGCGTCTTGCGCTTATTCGTGCCTTTTGTTGCCATTTCCAATATGATCTTTGATTTTCCTACAACAAAGATACAAAACCAAAGCCGCCAAATGGGGACAAAAGAAAACCCTGCCCGCAAGATGAGAGAAAACTCCTATCCGTCTCACGACACGCAGGAGCTCTGACGTTATTAAAAGTATTAAATGCGTTAAAAATCATTCTACTTTTTACATACTTCCTGCAACCGTTTAAAACGGATTGCGGTATCGTATCGGACATAACGAGTGCCCGCTACCGACTATCCGAGAAAACTCGGAATCGCCGACTACTTTTCTAAGGATGTTCAAAGCTCCGTTTTGATCAGCATTAATCATCTTCCTGGTCGAGGAACGGAACAGTCCGCGCTTTACCCTGCGTCCAAGATATGTTTCATGCTTCCCAATCGGTTCAAGAGCAAGAGCATCACACTTGCTTGTGTAACTTTCCTCGTGCACAATGAACTTAATTCCAATCATCTCGCACTTATAGCGGAGATAGCCTGCCAGTCTCGCAAAAGGCATCTGAACAAACTTTTGATTGTTCTTTTTGCCCATGTCGGAGTTTTG